CGAGGCTCATCGGGCTGTCCGCAGCGCCTCGCGCAGTGCGTTGACCAGGTTGCGCTGGAAGTTGCGGTCCACTGCGGGCTGGGCGATGGCATGCAGGTCCACGCGCTTGCGGTAGGTGGCCGTCGTCTGCGGGAAGACGATCAACGGAATGAGCCGGCCCCGGCCGTCAGGCAGGCGCACGCGCTTGTAGATGCCGGGCGGGCTGTCGGGCAGGCCCACCTCGGTGGGGTCGCCGTAAAAGATCTCCACGTCACGGCTGACGCGGATGGTTCGAGATGTGCGCTTGGCCAGCCGTTGCTCACGCCTGGCCACGGCCAGCAGCTTGGCGATGGTGCCGCGCGGAATGTTGCCGTAGGCGTCCAGCGCAATGTCGGCCGGCAGCCGCAGGGCCTTGCGCTTAGGCTTGCGCTCGCCGCCTTCGACCTGGTAGCGCAGATATTCAGCCTGGCGGCCCTTGAAGACCACCTCGGCCACCAGCTTGTTGCGCCGTGCAGCGCGGATGAACGTGCTGGCGCGCGGGCCCTCCTCTGCGCCCTTGGTGAAAGGCGTGGGCTTGTCCAGCGCTTGCTCCAGGCCCGATGGGATGGCGGCTTGCACGTTCTTGGCCGTAGCGGTCAGGGCCTGCGCGGTGGCGAAGTCCACCTGGCGCTCCAGGCCCGAGAACATGCGGCGCAAGGCGGGCAGGTCCACGTTGACACGGATGTCCATCACCGTACTCCTCGGCCTGGCCTGGCCAGCCTGGCCGGCCTGTTACCCGCCAGCGCCCCCACCACCGCGCCGCCTTCGCTCACGCGCAGCGCAGGGGCTTGATGGGGCTGGGCGTCCAGCCATTGGTCTGCAGCAGCCTGGCCCTGCTCTGCGGCCCGCCTGGCGTGCTCACGCTGCAGGCGCAGGCCTTCGCGCAGGGCGGCGTCCACCCAGGCCTGGCCAAACACCTGGCGCATCTCGTCCACCAAAGCCGCAGCACCCGGCATCTCATCCCTCAACCCGCCTTTCTTCTTCTCACTCATGGTTTGGTTACGTGATGGGGGTGTTGGTTGCGGGGTGGTTGCGCGAGTGGTTGCGCGACATATGCCCGTGGTTACGCGAGTTACGCGAAAACCCGCGTTAAGAGGTTGCTGGTGTAAAAACACTTTGGGTGTTTTGCTCATGTGTGCGTGCGCGCGAAAGTCGCGCAACTCACGTAACCACGCGGGTTTCCGGCGCAACCGCCGCGCAACCGGCGCGCAACCCGCGTAACCGATGGAGCGTGTCATGTGTCGCCGTCCTCGCCCTTGCTGCCGCCAAAGTGCCGGCCAAAGCGGGCCATGTCGCTCTCAAAGGCCGCGCAGCTTTCCTTCGCCCACTCGCCCATGGTCTGGCCGTCTGGTGGCCCGGCCTCGCCAGGTATCCACACGCGGATGGCCTGCTTGCCGTTCTGCCCCTGGTCCAGCTTCACGCTGTGGCAGCGCAGCTTGCCGCGTGCCGCCTTCTCCACGCCCTTGCTGAAGACCACCTGCGCTGGTGGAAAGCGCTCACCCGTGGCCTGGGCCCAGCGCTGAAAGGCGCGGTAGAGCTGCTCGGTGCTGCAAACCCTCAGAGGGAGGGGGAGATAACCCGCCACCCACTCACGCACGAAGCGCTCATGCGGCCGCAGGCCCAGCTCGATCAGGTCGGCCTTGGCCCGCGTCATGGGCGGGATCTGGAACTCGTCGAAGCCGTCTAGCGGCACCGTCATCAGGAAGTCGTAGAAGGCCGCGGCGCCGCCGTTGGCCAGGCACTCGGCCACGCGGGCATACAGGCCCTTCTCATCGCGCGGCGGGGTGTAGACCACCATGTAGCGGCGGTCGCCCGGCTCCAGGGCCAGAGGCTGCTGCTCGTTGCTGAGGAACACCACGTTGCAGTGGTTGGCCTCCGTGCGCAGCGGCATCATCTTGGCGTTGATCTGGATCGTCTCGCCCGTGATGAAGGCCTTGAGCTTGTTCTTGTGGTGGTACAGCTCGGCCCGCGCCACCACCTCGTCACCGATCAGAAACAGCTTCATGCTGGCCCAGTCGTTGAACTTGTCCTCCAGCTGGTCTTGCCCCACCACCAAGGCGTATTTGCCGTAAATGCCGGCCACGATCTCGAACAGCAGGTTTTTGCCCGCGCCCTGCGGCCCGTGGAAGACCAGCGCGCTGCGCATCTTGGCGCCGGGGCGCTGCAGGGGCAGGGCCAGCCAGCGCAGCACCCAGGCGCACACCTCGGCGCAGCCCTCGGGCGTGGCCGCGCTCTCGCCGCACAGGTACTGCAGCAGCTCGATGATGGCGCGGCAGTCGCCCTTCTTCGGCTGCATCTCGAAGCCGTCGAACAGGTTGATGCAGGGCGCCTCAAGCTCGCGCCCGGGCTCGAACTGCAGCTCCTCGGGCTTGACCATGCGCCGCTCCGGGCTGTTGAGCCAGGCCTTCACGGCGTCATTCGTCATGGCCAGGCGCAGCGCGTTGACGGGCACGATGCGCCGCGTCTCGTCGTCCCACACGGTCTGCGTGCCGTAGATCAGCGCAAAGCTCTCCAGCAGCCGGCCCACCGCGCCCGGGTTGGCCATGCGGGCCTTGCGCGGGCGGCCTGGTGCAGGTGCGCGTGGGCGCTTGCCCTCCACGCCGGCCATGCGCACCAGTTGCGACAGCAGCTCATGCAGGCCCCCTCCCCCCTCGCTGGGCGCGTTTGCGCCGGCCGGTGGGGTGGGAGGTTCTTCTGCCATTCGAATGACGTTGTCAGGCTGCGACATTCAGCGATTCCGTGAGGATTTCCGAGCCGAGTACGTAGAACGCGTGCCGCAGCTGCCGCCGCACCACGCCCAGGCCTGCACTCAAGTGCAGGTCATTGAAGTCCGTGTCCTTGGGGCCACGGGGCATGCGGGCCCAGATCGGCCAGGTGTAGTGGCAGTCCTCCACCGCACGGCTGGCCTGGTGCGCTTTCAGGCGGCCGGGGTTGCCCTCGGTGCGCCAGTCGTCGTCGGCGCAGATCAGCAGCGGGCTGTGCGGGTGCAGGCCGCGCAGCAGCTGCGCCACGTGCAGCAGGTTGCCCGCGTCCAGGCCCACGAAGACGGGCAGCTTGCGGTCCACCGCCATGCGCAGGCTCAGGCCCGTGGCCCAGCCCTCGCAGATCAGCAGCGGCTCGCCCACCACCACGTGGCCCAGGCGCAGGCAGCAGCCCGGCTTCTCGAAGCCGCGGGTGAAGCGCTTGCTGCCATCGGGGCGGATCACCTGCAGCGCCTTGAGCGCCTGGTCACGCGGCAGGTCATAGCGCAGCAGCGGGATGACGATCGAGCCGTCGCGCAGGTAACGGCAGCCCTCGGCCTGCACGGCCTTGCGCTGCAGGTAAGGCACGGGGCCGATCGGTTCACGCGCGGCGCTGGCCCACAGCTCGGCAGCGGTCATGGCGGCCTGGGCGGCGGCAGCGGCGCGGGCCTGGGCGTCGGCCTCGGCTTGCGCCTGGCGGCGGGCCTGCAGCGCCTCACGCTCGGCCTGGCTGATGCCCTGCCAGTCCACCTCCACGCGGTGGCTCTCCTGGCCGCGCCAGTTGCCAAAGCTGCCCGTCACCACAAACGTGCCGGCATCGGTGCGCACCTCGCGCAGGCGGTACCAGTGCGTCTTTTTGGGGCCAAAGCGCCGCACGCGGCCGGTCAGGTCCAGCGGCAGGGGCGGCACCTCCAGCCCTGCTGCCAGCATCTGGCCGACCACGTCTTGCGGGTTCACGGGTTAATCACCCTCGCCAGCAGCTTGGAAGCAATGCGCTCTTCCATGTCAAATCCGTCCACGGTTGGGCCGATGCGAATGACGCGGTTGGCCTCATCGACATAGCCAAAGCCCAGCAGCGGGTCGGCGCGGTCCTTTGTCGGTGGCTCGATTCGCAGTAGCTTGACCCTGCGGCCCCTGATCGTTTCGTAGAAGTAGCCAATGCGCGCCTCAAACTGCACCACCTTGCGGCCAGTGGGCAGCGCGCGGCCGGCGGCGGCCTCTCTAGAGACTCGTTGCCCTGCCATCAGCTCAGCCCTTGCGTGTGCTCAGTGCCCGCCCTGGCGCCTGCGCAACCATGGCGGCCATGGTTCAGGCTTGCCAGGGAGGGGGAAGAAAAAACGCGCCGCCGCGCATGGCCATGCTGCTGGGCCAGGGGCGCCCGGTGGCCATGCCCGGCAGCCGGCATCACGGCCGGCCAGCCTGGCGCAAAGGGGCAGCGACTGGCGCCTGCGAAAGCGCCGCTGCCCGCGGAGACTCGGTTGGAGATGTGAAAGGGCGGGCGCCCTGCCCGGTGTACGCTGGCGGCTCCTACACCAGACAACGCCACCAGGAGGGCGCCCATGAACGAAGACGTTTCCTTGAATCCGCAAATCAGTATCACGAACCACGATGCAGCCCGCTGGCAGGTTTCATATCGCGTGATAGACGAAAAGGCGCCTCTGCACATCGAGTTCACTGTGCTCGTCTCCAAACCAGATGCAGAACCTTGGACGCTGCACGACATCGAAAGTGGCGCCTTCACTGCATTGGCCGACTGGCTGGCGGTGCTGAGCTCGCGTCGATCGACGCACGAATAGCCGCCTCTAGCCGCTGCAATTCATCTTTACTTGGGCTGCAGCCTTTCTTCGGGGGCGGCGAGATGCGCTCCAGCGCGGCGCGGATGCGAGCCAGCTCGTTGATGACCTCCCGTAGCGCGTCCACCTCAAGCCTCCTGCGCCGCCACCTGCGGCCGCGCAATGTCGATGACTGGCCGGCCGGCGGGGTGGGGCCAGGCGGGGTCTGGGATGCGGGCCCAGTGCACGTCGGGGCGTAGGGTCTCGACGGTGACGGTGGCCTGCGTGGCGCGCTCGATGGCGGGGCAGCGCTCTTGCGGAATGCCCCGCTTGCGCCATTCGATGACAGACGGCACGCGACAACCGACCATCCGCGCTACTGCGGTCGGACCGCCAAGTTGGTCAATCATGCTCATGGGCGCGGATCATAGGTGCACCTATGTGTCTTTTGCAAGGGGCACCTAATTTGTTTTCCCTTAGCCTTGCCTAATGGGAGACCTTGCCACTCGGATGCAGATCGCGCTCGCTCAGAAGCGCGGCGGCTCACAGAGCGACTTGGCCAGGGCGTGCGGAGTGAAGCAGCCCTCGGTTCATGCGTGGCTTAGTGGGCGAACGAAAACGCTCAAGGCGGCCACGCTGTTAAAGGCCGCAAAGTACCTAGGAGTGCTGCCTCGTTGGCTTGCTGAAGGCTTTGGACCGATGCGCGAAGGCGAATCGCTGAGCACAGTGCTTCTGGCAAAAGAGCCGGATGCGTCTGATCTGCCAGCGTGGCCCTTCCGCTCGATCAGCCCAGTTGAGTGGCTGGCGTTGTCGCCAGAACTTCGCGCGATGGTCGAAGGCTATGCGCGCGGTCTGATGTCCTCGACCCCTTCATTGCGCGCAGCGAACCACTGACGACAGGCCGCGTTCTGCGGCTGCCGGTTCAATACCGCCAACCGGCACAGTCTCAGCGCAGCGCAGGCGGGCACGTCGCCCGCATCCTTCCGTTTGCGCAAATCTGAAACGCGACGTTTAGTGCGTCATGCTTGGCGCCATTTCTGATCACCGATCGCGCACTTGTCGTTGCTCGTGAGCGAATATAGGCTTGCCTATTGACGAAACGCATAGGCGCACCTAAAGTCCACATCCACGCCCCAAGACAACGGCACAGCCGGGGGCGGAGGATGCGATGGACAACCTGCACCCCGACCTGGCGGCCCTGGCAGCCGCCCTGGCCGCTGACGCGGCCGAGCACGCCCGCGTTGAACAAGCCACCGCCTTTGCCCGCGCCTGGGCTGCGGTGGGGGAGGCGCTGCTGTGAGCCGCGCCCGCACAGAGCAGATCGCCAGCGTGCTGCTGGCCGTCGCCATCGGCGTGCTCTTTGCCGCCGCCGTCGTCCACTGGATTGACCTGGAAGGCATCACCAGCGGCCAGGCTGCGCACGCCGCCGGCCTGCTGGCCCTGCCCGGGCAGTGGCTGCGCCGCTACTGGGCCTGGGCGCGGCACCACGTGCGCCTGGACACCAACCGCCGGCAGCTCAAGTGGATTGAGGAAGACATCGGGCACATGGAGGCCGAGCTGGCCTTCCTGCCGCAGCACATCCGCTACCTGCGCGGCGAGGCGGCGCGGCTGCGCGTGTGCATTGCCGTGGCCGAGCGCCAGGGCCCGCAGCTGCCGCCCGCCCACACGGAGCCCCAGCCATGAGCGCCTGGGTGCAGGGCGTGGTGGAGAGGACCTACCGCTGCAGCAGCATCACCCCGGCCGCGCCTGGCGTGGTGCAGGCCCAGGTGCGGGTGGTGATCCGCCAGCACGCCATGGCCGGCCCGCGCGTGCACGCCCTGCTGAGCTGCGGCTATGGCGACGCAGGCGAGCAAGCCGCCACCCTGCTGCGCAAGCGCCTGAAGGCCGGCCGCGCCTGCACCGCGCAAGGCAAGTGGCTGGCGCCCCTGCAGCAGAGCATGGACCTGCTGCTGGTGGGGTGTCATGAGATCCACACCGAAGAGTCGGTGTGTGCGGCGGTCAAAGAGACGGAGGCTGCATGAATGAGCTGGCTCTTTTCGCAGGCGCTGGTGGCGGGATTCTGGGGGGGGGGATCCTTGGATGGAGAACCATCTGCGCCGTCGAATGGGAACCCTACGCCGCAAGCGTACTTGCCGCCCGACAGAATGATGGCCTTCTCCCGCCCTTCCCGGTTTGGGATGACGTTCGCACCTTTGACGGACGACCATGGCGCGGCCGTGTTGACGTCGTTTCTGGCGGCTTTCCCTGCCAGGACATCAGCGTCGCAGGCAAAGGCGCCGGCATTGACGGAGAGCGCAGCGGCATGTGGGCCCACATGGCGCGCATCGTTGGCGAGGTTCGACCCCGCTACGTCTTCGTGGAAAACAGCCCAGCGCTCCTTACTCGGGGACTCGGACGAGTGCTCGGTGATCTGGCCGCGCTCGGGTATGACTGCCGATGGACAGTGCTGGGAGCTGCCGACGTTGGAGCGCCGCATCGGAGAGACAGATTCTGGCTTGTGGCCCACGCCGATAGCCAGCGACAGTCGTGGCAGCAGCGGCCGGCCGGCTCTAGGCAAGCAGGTCCAACTGGTGGATGCGGTGAAGTGGCCCACGCCGACGGTGTGCGGCAACTACAACCGCAAGGGCGCCAGCCCGACCAGTGGGGACGGCCTAGCGACTGCGGTGCTGAAGTGCGCGACGCCCACCGCCAGGGACTGGCGGTCGGGAAAAGCCAGCCAAGCCACGATGGAGCGCAACTCGCGGCCATTGAGCGAGCAGATTGGTGGGAGTCTGAACCCGACGTGGGTCGAGTGGCTGATGGGGTGGCCGCTGGGGTGGACCGACTTAAAGCCATTGGCAACGGACAGGTTCCGCTGTGCGCCGCTACCGCATGGCGAGCGCTTGCCAATGGCCATCGTTTAACAGAGACCGAGGCCGCATGAACATTCCAGACCCCATCGTCATCGGCCTGGCCGGCCACGCCGGCGCCGGCAAAGACACCGCCGCCGCGTATTTGGTGCAGCGTTACGGCTTCGTCCAGGCCGCCTTTGCGGACCCCATCCGCAGCATGGCCCTGCTGCTGCTGGAAGAAGCCGGCATTGACCACCGCTGGCTCACCGACCGCGCCTACAAAGAGCTGCGCATACCCGGCCTGGGCGTGAGCGCCCGCGCGCTGATGCAGACCATCGGCACCGAGGTGGGCCGCCACCTGCACCCCAGCATCTGGACACGCCACATGGCCCTGCGCCTGGGCCTGGCCGGCGCGGGCCTGCCCAACACCTACCCGGTGCACGACCGCATCGTCATCAGCGACGTGCGGTTTCAGAACGAGGCGCACTGGGTGCACCTGGTGGGCGGCAAGGTCATCCGCCTGCACCGCAACCAGGCCGCCGCCGTGCGCACCCACGCCAGCGAGGCCGAGCTGCTGACGCTGGACGCCGACATCGACCTGCACAACCACGGCGAGCACTTCGCCGGCCTGCACGGGCTGCTGGATGGGGCGATGGCGGAGTGTGGGGTGGAGGAGCGGGCGTGGCCAGAGCGGCAGCTGCCGGCCGACCCGGCGGCGCAGGTGGCCGTGGACAGCGAGGGAGGGCTGATCTGATGCCACGCACTGCGCAGCGCCCCAAGCGCAGCAAGGCTTACCGCCCCCGCCCGGTCAACCCCGAGGCCCACCTGGTGGCCATTCAGGGCGTGGCCTGGCTGAGCCGGGACGACCAGACCCTGTGGGCCCTGGCCATCGATGACGCCGTGCGCGCCGTCGCCCGCGGCCAGGCCAGCCAGGCGCACTGGCGCGAGATCTTCGATGCGGTCAACCTGGTGGAGGAGCTGGTGCGCATGCGCAAGGCGGCTGATCCGCACGGCCTGGTGCAGACCGCGCAAGACGCCTGCGTGGCCATCTTGGACCGCCAGCGCGACACAGGCGTGCGCACCGCACGCGCCGCCGAGCTGGCCGCCCTGGACGCGCTGCGAGCGGGCTGGGTGGAGCTGATGAGCGGCATCACCCAGGCCGAGCGCTTCCAGGCCGGTGAGGCAGTAGCGCACCGCGTGCGCCGGGCTCTCACGGGCGGTGAGCCTGGTGCGCGCGTGATTCATTTGCTGGAGGCTGCGTGACGCCAAACCCATGCGGCGCTGACCTGGTCGGCACGCCCACGCGAAAGCCATGAGCGTGGCCGAGCACGCGCCCACCCAGCAGATCCGCCCGGCTCGGCGCCCTCTTGCGCCGCCCTCTGGCGTGATCGACAGCCTGCCCGAGAAGCTGCGCGCCATGGCCACCCGCGGCCACCAGGTGCGCGCCGCCGACGTGGCCAGCCTGGTGAAAGCTGCCCACGCCATCGAGGCCCAGCGGGCCATGCTGGACCACGACCTGCGCGTGTATGCGCAGCTGATTGGCGACCTGGTGGAGACCCGCACCCAGCTGCTCAGCCTGCGCGAGTTGATGCAGGCCGGGCTGGATAGGAGGGATGAACTGTGACAACGATGATGAAAGACGACCTGCACCAGGCCATCGAGGCCCTGGAAGAGGCTGCAGCCGTGCTGACTTGGCCCGGCTTCGCCAAAGGCGCGCAGGCGCTGCGGCTACAGGTTGCGCAAAAGGAGCGCGAGGCCTGCTTTCTCCTGGCCAAAAAATACGGTGACCATTGGACGGCTGACGCCATCCTCTCCAGGATGCAGGGGAGTACACCCCATGGCTACTGATTTGATATCCGCTGCTGAACAGGCGCTGGAGGCGTTGGAAGAGTTGAACGGCTGGCAGTCGCTCGCGCCGCCGTCGGCGTCCCAAGCTGGCAGAAAGGCGGCAATCAACCTCCGCGCCGCGCTGCAGCAGTCAAACCGAGCACAACGCATGCGGGATGCTGGCTTTACTCGCGGGCCAACTATCCGAGAAATGTCGGAACAGAAGCCGAATTGGCGCTTGTCATGCGGCTGCCTGTCGCAATACGGCGGCATCCCTGCAGAGTGGCCATCAAAAGACCGCGAGGGCAACCCTGCGGTTGAATACGGCGTGGTATGCGAGCGGCACTGGCACGAGTACGGGGCAAAGTAAAAGGAGAGAGCACACCATGACCACCACCCAAGACCTGAGCAGCATCCAGGCGCAGATCGACGAGCTGCAGCGCAAGGCCCTCGAGCTGCGCACCAGCATGGACGACCCCGAGCTGCCCGCCGCCTGGCGCAAGCTGCAGGCCGGCGCGAACTGGTACCGCTACGTGCAGATGACGCCCGCGCAGGGCGAGCTTTTCCGCCAGGACGGCTGGGAGCCGCTCTACCGCCGCCAGCAGCGCATGGCCGAGATCAAGGCCCGCGCGCTGGCCAGAGTCCACCGCGGCGTGGCGCTGGTGCGTGCCACCGAAGCGCACCACGGGATTCACTGAAATGCTGCTGACCGCAAGCGACGTGGGCCGCCAGTTGGGCATCAGCCGCCGGGCCGTGTATGACCTGGCGTATTCTGGGCGGCTCATCTGCTACCGCGTGGGCGCCAACGACGGCGCCATGCGCTTCAGTGCCGCTGACGTGGAGACCTACCTCGCATCATGTCGATCTACTGGTCAAAGAGTGACAAGCGCTGGCGCTTTGAGTTCGACCGCTATGTTGCGGGCCGCCGACACCGACTTACACGACTGCTTCCGCAAGGCTGGAGTCAAGCTCAAGCTGACGCGTTCGACCGCACGGAAACCGCGCGCCTCTACGGCCTTGCATCTGGCATCGCCCGCGACGAGCCCCTGATCGACCAGGCCGTCAAGCACTACCTCACCGACAAGACTGCGCTCAAGAGCTACAAGAGCGCCGCCGAGCACCTCAGCGCCATCGCCTGGGCCTGGCAGGGCCGCCCGATGAGCGAGCTGCCCGCAGTGGCCCAGGAGGTCATCAAGACCGCCGACGCCGGCCCGGCCACCCTGAAGAACCGCCTGGCGCTGCTGAAAGCCGCCTGCCGCTGGGCCTGGAAGGGCCACGGCCTCACCGACACCGACCCCACCGCCCGCATGCTGCTGCCGGCCGTGCGCAACGCCCGCAAGATCTACATCACGCGCGAGGGCATGCTCAAGGCCTGCCGCGCGTGCGGCAGCTGGCAGGCGCAGATTGCCATCCGCGTGTGCTTCTACACCGGCATGCGCCTGGGCGAGCTGTGGAACGTGCAGGTGCAGGACAACCTGCTGGTGCTGGCCGACAGCAAGAACGGCCAGCCGCGCGTGATACCCGCGCACCCACGCATCCGCCACCTGCTCAAACACCTACCCCTGACGGGCCACAAACGCGGCGTGCAGGCCGCCTGGACGCGCGCCAAAGACAAGGTGGGCCTGGGGGATGTGCGCTTTCACGATCTGCGCCACAGCGCGGCCAGCGAAATGGCCAACGCGGGCGTGCCGCTTTTCACCGTGGGCCAGGTTTTGGGCCACAAAAGCCCGGTCAGCACCCAGCGCTACGCGCACCTGTATGCCGACACTTTGGCCGAAGCTGTGGGCCAAATTGGCCGCAAACGGGCCTGACTTGGGAGGATTTCCCCACAGTGCCTGCTGCTGAGGGCCCCTAACGCCACTTGAGAAAAGCGCGCTAAGTTGTTGATTTTGGCGGAAAGGGAGGGATTCGAACCCTCGGTACTGGAGAACCAGTACGCCGGATTTCGAATCCTATGCGACACCCGCGCTACGAGGGAAGCTCCCTCGTGAAATGGGCGCAAAACAGGCATCTGGAGGGGTAGTTTGGGCAGAAATCCCCACAGTCCAGGCTCATTTGATGAGCTACCTGGTCGCGCCCTTCATTTTTTCAATGGAGCGCAGGCCGCCAATTCCCAGCATGCCTGTCACCACCACCCACATGAGGTCCATGTTCAGAGTGGGCGGTGCGGGCCAGCCGCGAATGCCCGCCCACCAGGAAAGTAAGGGCTGCAGGATGGTGGCGTAGACAAAGCCAGCGGCGCCGCACCAGCCAAAGGCGGGGCGCCATCCGGCGACGAAGATGCTGGGGTGCTGTGCTTCGCGGGCGTTAATTTCGAGCTGGGCAATCACCTGCTTGAGTTCGCCCTCAGCGGCCATGCGCAGAAGCTCCATCTCGGCCTCGCGCTTTTTTTCGGGGTCCGGGACGAAGCGCTCCAGGATGGACTTGCCCAGGTCAAGCACCGGGCCGAGGATGAGCGGGTTCATGTGGTCAGGCCTCCATCAGGTCTGCAATGCGCCGCGCCCAGCCGCGGCTGAAGGCGGGCCAGTTGGTCAGGCCCGTCATGAAGCGCAGGCGCTGGGCCAGCAGGCGCAGCTTGAGGGCCTGGTTGTCCTGCGCATAGGCGGCGGCCAGGGTTTGCGGGCCGATGATGCCGTCGGCCTCGACGCCCAGGGCGCGCTGCAGCCAGAGCGTGGCCTGGCGGTGGCCACTGTTTACGGCGGCGTCAAACATCAGGTAGCGCACACCGGGTGGCAGATCGTCGGCGCGGATGGGGCGCCAGTAGCGGTCGAGATAGACGGTTTTGGCCAGGTCGAGCGGCAGCTCGCGCATGTCGCCCTGGTAGCCCGCCTGGCGGGCCACGGCCTCGGTGATGCCAAAGCGGGTTTTGCCGCCGGGGTCGGCCGCGTGGTCGGAGTAGCCGCCCTCATGGCCGAGGAGGAGATCGAGCGCGGTGTCGAAGTTCATTTGCAGCCTACCTTCTAACTTCGTGTTTGAAGGCCTCCCACGCGGCCAGGGCCAGCCAGCCGGCAGCCACCCACAGGCCAGCTGTCAGGAACTTGGAGAGCACCTCGGCCTTGAGCTTGGCCCAGCCGTCAGCGTCGCGGATCTTGCGCTCATGGGCCATGCGGTGGCCGTGCGGGTCACCCTCGGGAAAGGCCGAGGCAAAGGTGGCACGCAGCGCCGCAAACTGGGTGTCCATGTGCTGAATGATCTTGGTCTCGTGGGCCTGCATGGCGTTGGTGAGGGCGGTGGAGATCATGAGCTGCACGCGGTCTTCAGTGAGGGCGGCCTGGCGGCGCTCGGGGCCGGTGTAGCTTTGCTGGTCTGTCATACGGCTGCGCCCTCCTGCGCGGCGGGGGTGGTTGGAATCAGCGGCTGGTGCGATCAGAGCCCGAGCTTGGCCTTCTCAGCTCGGCCCCATGCGCGGCAGGCTTCGACGTGGTCGTTCCAGGCGGTGGTCTCGGCGCTTGGGGCGATGCGCAGCAGCTTGATTTCGTCGTTGATGCTGTACAGCTCGCGGATCTTGTCGACCACTCGCTGGTCGATCAGGCGCACGTGTGGGCTGGCGGCGCGGATGGTGTCGCGCACGTCCACGGGCAGCGGGCTGGGCAGCGTCTCGATGCTGGGCGCGATCTGTGCGGGCTGGTCGGCCGGCAGCGTGGCGCCGTCGTCCAGCACGACGATGGTGCGGCCATCGGCCAGCGTGGCGATTTCCTGGCCCTGGCGCTGGCCAGGGGCGGATTCAGGCAGCCGCAGCTCGAAGGTGTTGATGGCGGTGATGGTTTTGCGGTAGGCGATGAGAGAGGGCATGGTGGTGCTCCGTCAGGTAGTGGACGAGGGGTTGATGAGATGCCGTGTGGCGCGCGTGGCCCAGGCGTGAAACGATGGCCTGCAGACGGCCGGCGCGGGCGTCAGCGCGCACTTGGCTGACCAGGCGCGGGCGCACAAAGCGCGCACGGGCCCAGGTGCGGTAGCCCACCCAGTTGAGGCCGCGGCGCAGGGGCTGCAGGCTGTGGTGGCTGATTTCAAGCCCCAGTAGGCCAAGGTGCTGGCGGATGCCATCCAGCCATTGCGCGGCTGCGGCGCGGCTGGGTGCCACCATCACAGCGTCGTCCATGTAGCGGCCGTAGTCCCGCACGCCCAGTTGGCGCTTGCAGAAGTGGTCCAGGCTGTTGAGGTACAGGTTGGCAAAGGTCTGCGACATCAGGTTGCCGATGGGGATGCCCGTGGCCGCTGGCCGCTGGGCAAACAGGTCCAGCAGGCGCAGGGTGTCCGGGCACTTGATGACCTGGCGCACCAGCATGGCCAGGGTCTGGCGGTCTACGCTGTAGAAGAACTTGCGCACGTCCACGTGCAGCGTCCAGGCGGTGCGCGGTGCGCGGCGCATGGCGGCTTGCAGCCAGTCGGCTGCGGCGTGGGTGCCCAGCCCCGTGCGGCAGGCAAAGCTGGTGGCGATGTAGCGGCGCTCAAACAGGGGCCCCACCACGGCGTAGACGGCGTGCTGCACCACCAGGTCGCGGAATGATGGGGCCTCGATCAGGCGGGGCTTGCGGCCGTCGTTGATCCAGAAAGCATTGACGGGCTGCGGCTGGTAGGTGCCGCTGCGCAGCTCTTCATGCAAGGCGTAGATGTTGGCGCCCAGGTTGCGCTCAAACAGAAAGCAGCCTCGGCTGTTGCGCTTGTCTTCGCGGGCGCGCACGTAGGCCTGCATGAGGGCTTGCGGGTGCGCGAAGAGGTCAAAGAGCTGGCCGTGGCGCTTCATGCGTGCACCCCTTGAGGTGCCTGGGCGCCAGTGGTCACCGGTCTGCCAACACGGGCTGAGCGGGCTACTAAAGGGCGCCTGGGCGGCAGATTTCGGCGCCAGCCGCGACGGGGGCTCCCTCTGCGCCGGTCGGCCAATGCCGCATGTGGCAAGCCAGGCTCAGAGTCGGCACGCAACCCGATGTTGTTGTTCGAGTTGGCGCGGGAGTTGTTCAAGTTCAGCGCCCAGACACCGGCATTGCTGCCGTTGTTCCAGTTGCCGCCAGAGATCACACAGAGCATGTCAAGCCCCCACCGCACCGGCAGCCAGGCTGCCGGATTCTTCTGCCGGCACCGTGGCCGGCGCGCCCTGGGCTTGTGGCCCGGGCTGCATTTCCGTCTTGAGCCAGCCGCCGATCATGCGGCCCAGCTCGTCCACCAGGCGCAAGATGACCAGCGCCCGGTGCTCGCCGGGGCGTTCTGGGTCTTGCTTGCCCCGGCTGAAGTTGAACAGCCCCAGCTCGTGGGCCAGCAACAGCAGCATGCGCAGTTGCTCGTGCCGCACATCCAGCTGGGTGAGCGTGGTGCGCTTGTGGTAGCGCTTTTGCGCCTCCGTCACCAGGTTGTAGACGTCCACGTAGGCCGCGCGGATCTGCTGCGTCAGCGCGTACTTATGGCACGAAGGAAAGTGCGCCAGATACATCTCCAGCTGCGCGGCAAACAGCACCAGCTTGCGGTGCAAGCCGGCCTGTGCATGGATGCTGCGGTTCTGATGCGTCATGGCATGAGCCCGGCGCTTTCGCGCCAGGCGTCAGAGTTACAGGTAAGAGGCGGCACGCAACCCGACGCTGTCGGCCGAGAAGGCGCGGGAGTAGTCCAAGGTCAGCGCCCAGACACCGGCACCGCTGCCGTAGTACCAGAAGCCGCCAGAGATCACACAGAGGTCTGTCGTGCGCGCGTCGTAGAGGTAGTCGTTGCCGAACTGGTTGCTGCCGCCCACACCGCCCATCAGCGGGATTCCCAGGCCGGCAAAGCCCCAGGCGGTGCCGCTGGTGGCGGCGCTGAGCACTTGTGCCGCGTTGCCGAACACCTTGTTGCTGGCCGAGTTGGTCAGGCTTTCGTAGGTGGCGCCAATGCTGTCGTACAGCGCGGCCAGGCCGGTGGCGCCCCAGGCGTCAGTGGCCAGGGTGGTGCCGCCGGTGATAGTGGCCACGTCTGCAGCGGTCTTCAGCACATAGAAGTTGGTGCCGTTGGAGGTGAGGCCCAGCTCGGTCTCCCAGACCACGCCGTTGAGGTCTGCGATGCCGCAGAGTTGGCCGTTGTGCGTAGTGCGCGCCATGAAGTTGGCGCTGCCGGTCTTGCCGCAGGCGTAGGTGCCGTTGCCGTCGTCCACAAAGGCGATGGCACCGTCATTGGAGTCGCCCAGCGCGTTGTTGTTGCAGCCCTTGGGGAAGTTGGTGCTGCCGGCGCTGTACCAGGCGCAGTAGGTGGTGCCGGTGGCGGCTGAGCCGTGCGCATTGGCCAGCAAGGCCAGGGCGCCGCGGATGAACCGGGTGTTGCAGAAGAAGCGGCTGCCGCGCGTCTTGGCTGCGGCAATGGCGCCGGCCAGGTTGTTGGATGGGGCGCCGGTCAGGCTGGCGAAGGTGGCCGTGGTCAGGCTGCCGCGCTGTGCGCTGGTGATGACCACGCCGTTTTTGAGGCTGGACGCCACCCCGCCGTTGTTGCTGGCCAGGTACTTGTCCACGAACACACCCTGGCGGATGGCGCCGCCGTTGTAGAACGCGCGGTGCAGGGCGTAGCCCGCAGCGTTGGCATCGGCCACGCTGGCCCAGTGGCTGAACGGCTTGATGTCCACCACATTGATGGCGCCGCCGTTGCTGCCGGTGCCGTAGCGGTAGTAGAAGGCCGGGATGTAGACCATCACCGAGCCGTCGCTGTACTGGTAGTTGCCGTAGTTCTCGCTGGCGGGGTCTTCCGTGCCGTAGAGCTTGGCAAAGCCGGCGGGTACTTCGGGCGCGATGCCCACGCCAAAGCCCTGCTGGCCGGCCACACCGATGTGGTTGACCGTGCCGGCGCCGCCAGTGCCGATGCGGATGCCGTTGGGGAAGGCGACGGCCGAACCGTCAGGCGTTTGAATGGTGCGGGTGACGAGAGTGCTCATTGGATGCTCCAGGTGGCGTTGTCTTGAACGGTGACGGTGATGCCGTCGGCGATGGCGATGGGGCCGGTGCTGCCTGCGTTGTAGGCGCTGGGGATGGTCAAGGCAGCGTCGATGCGGCGGGTGTTGAGGCGCACCGGGCTGTCGGGGCTGACGGCCTGGGCCACTGCCGCCGAGGCGGCTGCGGCGGCTGCGCTGGCTGCGGCGGCTGCAGCGTTGGCGGCTGGGCTCTGCGCCGCGATGCCGGCCAGGGCCGCCTGCGCCAGGATGCGGTCAGCCTGCGCGGCATTGGCGCTGGCCAGTGCTTCCACGGCGTTGGTGTAGGTGACGGAGCCCACCGCGTTGGCCTGCGTGCCAAACGTGGGCAGCTGGCCGAGAAAGGCATCAGCCCGGGTGGCAAAGTTGGCCGGGTCTGCCCGGCTGGGCGCCGTGGGCAGCGTGGTGATGGGGGTGGGTGAGGTGGGCATGGTCAGACCAGTCCTTCAATTTCGAGGCTGCAATAGCTCTTTGTGGGGTAGGCGATGTCGATGGAAAAGTCCCGGTAGAAGCCGTAGACCGTCAGCGGCCGGAACAGCTCATCGCCCGGCACGCCCACCCACACGCTGGGCTTGGAGCGCACGCGGGACAGCACCTGCTGCACGCGGGCGATCTGCGCGGTGTCCAGCATCAGGCGCGCGGTCATACGCTTGCTGAAGGCGCGCTCGACAAAGGTGGTGGTGCCGAACTCGTCGGTGTCCTTGCGGCTGTAGTCGATGATGCCCACCGAAGCGCCGTGCTCGGCATCTCCCAGCTCGTACTGGGTGCCCCACACCAGTTGGCCTACCTGCACCGTGCTGGGGCCTGACAGCGTGACCGTCATGCGCGCGTTGGGGTACGGCGGCAGATCCGTCAGCACCAGCTCCTCGATCTGCAGATAGGGCTCGAAGAAGTACTGGTACCAGTCGTAAATGAAGGTGCCGTCCAGGCTTACTGTGCGGCTGTAGATGTTGGGCCCGCCTGCGCCATCGGTGATGCTCACTTGCACCTGGCTGCCGACCAGGCCAAACAGCGCCAGGGCATTGCACAGCCCGGTGGCCAGCACCACGGTCAGCGGCGTGGCCGACACCGTAGCGGTGCTGATCTGGTCATCAAACATCGCGTGCGTGTTGTCCGGTCCCACCAGCACCCAGAAGGTGGGGCTGATGTCGGGCTGGTTGCCGGTGTTGCTGTTGACCAGGCTCTGATAGATGTGCGTGCCGTAGTCGACGAAAGCATCCTTGGCATAGGTGGTGCCAGCGTTGTAGGCAGCGTAGGTCTCGGTGGCCGTGCTGCTCACCAGGTGAGTGGCGGCCACAAAGGTGGTGGGGGCAATGACTTTCATGCGGCGGCCACCGTTTGCAAGCTGTTGCCGTCAGGCGTGACGCGGTCGAGGATGCGCGCGGTCTTGTTGGTGGCCACGGCCGTGGAGCGGGCTTCGGCACGCAGCTCGGTGACTTCAGCGCGCAGGGCGCGGATCTCAGCCACCAGCACCTCGTCGCGGCGCGTGCTGTTGCCCAGCATCTGCACGCCCAGGCTGCCGTCGGCGCCGCGGCCCAGGGGCATGATGGCTTCAGGACCGGCCTCGCCCATGACCCCCATGGGGAAAGCAGTGGCGGTGGTCACCAGGCCGTTGGTGAACACGCCGCCCGTCGCAAAGCCGGCGGCCTGCTTCAGTGCCGTCCAGGCCTCATTGGTTTGCGGACCGAACTGCACTTCCACAATGCGCCGTGTGTCGGCATCCGAGTACATCTGCCGCAGCCCGGCATAGGCGCTGGCTTTTTGCCCCACGGTGCTGGTGGCCGGGTTGATCTGCGACAGCACCAGGCGGGCCAGCATGGCGTTGCTGGCGCTGATGTTGTTGAAGATGCTTTGCAGGGAGTTGCTGGGGTCAAACGTCAGCGTGCCCGACAAAGTGAGCGTGCTGCTGGTGCTGCCGGTCACCAGGCCCAGGATGCGCTTTTGCTCGTCGGTCAACGCGCTGGAGTCCACCAGCGTCTGAATGGTTCTTCTGACGGTCTCAGACTGTTGCTGCAGCAGCAGCTTTTGGTCATTGGTGAGCGTGCCGGTGCTCACCACGGCTTGGATGGTGCGCAAGACCGTTTCATCGACTGCCATCAGGGCTTGCTGCTCCTGGGCCGTCAATACGTTCTTGAACGCGCTGCTCAAGATGACCGAGCGCAGGCCGGTGCTGTTGGCTTCCAGCAGCAGCGTCTTTTCTGCGTCCGTCAGCGCAGAGTCCATCACGGCTGTGATGGTGGCGGTGTAGGTCTTGCCTTTGTCTGCTATCAGCGCCTTGATGTCATCTGGCAAATTGCTTTCCGCCACCGCCTTGAGTTGCACTTCGAGCTCGGCTTTGGCGGCCAGTCCTTGCAGCTTGGTCACCTCGGTCACGGTGTTGCCGGTGTTGAGCTTGATGTCAGCCAACACCTGTTGCGCGGCGGCATAGTCTGTTTGCGCCTTGGCCAGCACCTCTTGCGCGGCGGTAAAACGCTCCAGCAGATCCTCCACCTTGCGTGTGAGCGGCGCGCCTATGGTGTTGGCCACACTCAGCGCATCCGCAAGCTCGGCCTGAGCTGAGGCCAGCTCTGCGGTGGCGGCGGTCATGGGGTCTACCTCCTCAGCTCCTGCCGGCACGGCGGTAGCAGCAGCCACTGCGGCCACCTCGGCCACGCTGCTGAGGATGCGGGCGCGCTCGATGGCGGCCTGGGCACTGGTGCGCGCCGAGGAGCGCGACACGTCAATGGCCGCGCGCGCGGCTTCTGGCAGGCCCTGCATGGCTGCCGCGTCGCCGCCCAGCGCTTTGCGCAACAGGGCGCCAAAGGATTGAGACGGCGTGGAAAACTCACCCGTCACGAACTGCTGCAGGCTGGTGCCCAGCTCGCGCACCCGCAGTGCAGCGTCGCGCGCCTCGTTGGCCACCTGGGCGTTGATCTCGGCAATGCGGGCCTGCGCTGCGGCCACGCGGTCCTGGGCACTCAGGTAGGCGCTGGTGCCCGCCTCGCGCACGGCGTTGACGCCGGCTTCGGCGCTTTCAACGGCGGTACGGGCACGCTCCACATTGGCGCGGGCGGTCTCCACCGCCTGGGCGTACTCGCGCTGGGCTTGCGCAGCAGCAGAGGCGGCGGCCTGACTGTCCTGCAGAGCGGTGATTTGGTCAAAAAGCGCGCGGTTGCTTTCGTCCAGCGCTGCGCGGTCGAGAGCGCGCAGCGCGTTGGTGTCGCCCTGCAGCTGCAGCAGTTGGCGCTCCAGGCCGGCGCGCTCTTGCGCGATGCGGTCACGCTCTGCGGCCAGCGCGCGCTCGGCGTCTGCGGCCTCTTGCGCGGCCTGGGCAGCGGCGGCCGCAGCGGCTTGGCTGTCTTGCAGCGCGGTGATTTGGTCAAAGAGCGCCTGGTTGGAAGCATCTAGGGCGGCACGATCCAGGGCACGCAGGGCGTTGGTGTCGCCCTGCAGCTGCAGCAGCTCGCGCTCCAGGCCCTGGCGCTCGCGCAGGATGTCTGCCGCGCTGCGCAGGGTCTCGGTGACGGTTTCGCCGGCTTCGGTCACTTCTTCCAGCACGGGCGTGATGGCGGCGAAGGTGCCGCTGAGCTGCACAAGGGCCGCGAAGTTCTTGCGCCCGGCCTCGGTGTTGAGATCTTGCGCTTCTACCAGCTGGCGGTAGGCGTCGCGGGTGGCGGGCAGGCTCAGGCCCATGTCGCCCAGCGCCTTGGTGAGCTGCTCGGTGGTCTTGGCGGTGCGCTCGGCCTCGCTGTAGAACTCCGAGTAGTAGCTGGCGGTGGCCTGGCCAAAGGCCTCCAGGCCGCCGAAGGCGTCAGCCAGTTGGCTGGCCAGGTCTGCACCGGCCAGGCTGGTGGCGTACAGGTTCAGGCCCAGCACGTCGAGCGCGGGGTTGACGGTGCCCAGGCTGCTGGCCAGGCGCTGCAGGGTCTGGACGTTGGTCTCGCCTTCGCGGCGGTAGCTCACGCCCGTGGCCTCGATGGTGCGGGTGACTTCGGTCACGCGCTCCACAAAGCCGTTGAAGGTATCGCCTTGCTCGCCGTAGCTCCAGGACTCGATGCTTTCCGTCAGCGTCTCGGTCACGGTGCGGCTGGCGCCCAGTACAAACGCGGCCAGGTCTTCGTTAGCCTGGTTGAGGGCGGCCTGCACCTTGGCGGCCGCCTCTTCAGGCGACAGGCCATCGAGCTTGCCTGCACCTTGGCGCCGGCCTCTTCAGGCGACAGGCCATCGAGCTTGATGCCGCGCGCTGACAGGTCGTTGTGAAGGATGTCGGTGCCCAGCTGCGTGGTGAAGCTGCGCACGGCGTCACCGCTCAGGCCCAGCGACTCGGCCATGCTGGCGGCGTTGGTGCGCAGCGCCTCGTAGGCCGTCTGGATGGCGCGGCTTTCAGCGCTCACCTGCTGGTTGACCATACTGTAGTCAGGGCCGCTGAAAAGCGTGCCGCCGCGGCGCTGCAGGTCGTAGCTCTGGATGTCGCCTTCGCCCAGCGTGCCGGTGAGGCCGCCGCCGACGATCTTTTTGGAGCGGAAAACGCCAGCCACGTTGAGCACGGCCAGCGCCGCGGCCACGTAAGGGATGGCGGCGGCCACCGATGCGCCCGCACCCATTGCGCCGCCAGCGCCCGCAGTTGTCGGCCCCATCAGGCCCGGGGCCAGGGTGGCGCCCTTCATCCCCGCGCTGAAAGCCGTGAGGGCTTGACTGCCGAACACGCTGCCCGCCATGCCCACCGCGTTGGCGATGGAGCCGGTGATGCTGCCCGTGATGACGCTGCCGATGTTGGCCGCTGTGACGCCGCCCTGCAGCAAGCTGGTGGCGCCTCCAGCCAGCGGGTTGACCACCGCCTGGATCACCGGCCGCAGCACCATCGACCGGAACAACCCCTTGATGTACTCCCAGGCGCTCTTGCCGCCCGTCATCAGCGCGTCCGTCAGCGACTGGCCGATCTGGTCTGCGGTGCGGCGCCACTCTTCCTCAATGGTTTTGGTCTGCTCGATGCTGGCGCGCACGGTTTCGCGGTTGACCACGGCCTCGCGGATCTGGCGGGCGTATTCCTCGTAGGCGTAGGTACCCTTTTGCAGGCCGGTGGCTTCCAGTGCCAGCAGCGCGTTGTGGATCTCGCGCTCCTGGTTGCTCATGCTGAGCGCGGCGGTTTCGTTGTTGATGGCCGCAACCAGGTCTTTGGCCTTGGCCAGGCTCTCGTCGATGGCCTGCTCTGCGGCCTCGTAAGCTGCCACGGCCTTCAGGCCGCGGGCGGCGGCCAGGTCCAGCTCGGCCTTGAGCGTGCGCTGCAGCTGCTCTTCCAGCTCTTGCTCGGCTTTTTCGTAGGCAGCAATGTTGGCCATCTGGCGCTTGGCCTGGATGTCCAGCTCGGCCTGCCGGTCCTTGGCAGCCTTGATGGCCGCTTCATCAGCGGCCTTGCGGCGGGCTTGCTCGGCGGCGATGTCAATGACGGACGGCGCAGCTAAGGCGAAGGGGGGGTTTATTTCGTCGCCACGGCCGGCGCCGGCATTGCGGCGTCCAAACGCTGCGTCCAGGGCGGTGCGGGCTTTGACTGCTTCGCCTTGCAGCTCGCGCAGTTGCTGCGTGGCGTCGCGCAGCTCTTTCTGCAGGTTGGAGCGGTTGAAGCCCGTGACGTTTGTGTCACTCAGACGGCTTTCCAGGCGGGCGATTTCTTCCAGCGTGGCCTGAATGCGCGCGTCTTTGAACTGCGACACCAGCAGTTTGAAGAAGCCTGACATCACGCCGCCATTGGCGCTGAACTTGTTGAAGGTTGTGAGGGTGTCGTTGAGAGCTGGCAGCAGGTCTGAGACAAACGAGCGCGCAGCCTCGGTGACGTTGGAGCCCAGCAAGGCCATCTGCTTGTTGAACTTCTCGGCCTCCGCCGCCTGCTGCGCAGTAACGCTGGCCTGCAGCTCACCCGCCTCGGCCAGGTCTTTCAAGAACGGCGCAGCCTCGCGCACGCTCTTGCCAAACAGCTCCTGGACGATGCGCGCCTTGTTGGCATCGTCCGCAAAGCTGGCCAGGGCCACGGCCGTCTGGCGCAGGGCTTCGGCGGGGTCCATCTGGCGCAGCTTGGCGGCTTCCAGGCCGATGGCCTGCAGGGCGATGCTGGCGCCGTTCTTGCCGTCCGCTTCCTTGAGCTGGGCGTTGAACTTGACCAGCATGCTGCCCACCTGGTCCAGGCTGGCGCCGTTGCGGCGGGCCACCTGGTCGAGCTTGCTGATTTCCTCGATGCTGGCGCCGGTGGCGTCCACCAGATCGTTCATGGCGTCCAAGCCGTTGATGATGGCGCGCGTCCACTGCACCACAGCGGTGATGCTGAACGCGCCCGCCAAAACACCGCCCAGCTTGCTGAACGCGCCCGCCATGCCCTGGGCTGTGCGCTCGGCCATGGCCTGGGCGCTGTTCATCTGGCGCTGAAACTGCGCCAGGTCTGCCATGAGCCGGATGTTGAGGTCGCCGGCTTGCATGTCAGTGCACCTGGCGCTTGGCGGCGGCGGCCTGCTCTTGGCGTGCGCAATCCATGCTCAGGCCGCGCAGCGTGCGCGCCTCCCAGGCGGTGAGTTCCACGCCCGTGTTGGCCTGCCAAGCGGCAATGTCAGCATGCGTGAGCGGTATGGGGCCCATGCCACCGTAGGCCACCGGGCCAGCGTCCAGCAGGTAGCCCGCCAAGTGGGCGGCGGGGCCTGCATCCGGCAGCGGGGGCTGAACACCTTGTTCGTCGAAGCGTTGCATCCGCGTGGCCGGCTGGGTGGTGGTGGGTTTCTTGAGGTTTTTCTTCGACGAGGTTTCGATGGGCGCGTGCAGGTAGGCGAGCTGTCGCACGTACAGGCTCACGCGCTCCCGGCAGTCGTCGAAAAATTTGCCCAGTCCCCAATGGCCTTGCTGACCTGGTCGGCGATGAAGCCGATGGACGGGTCTGCGTAGGCCGCCTCAAAGGCTTGCGGGTCGCCCTTGTAGGCCCAGCCGTTGAAGCTGACGGTGCAACTGGCCAGAAAGGAGGCGTTCTCGCGCGCCTGCTCTTCGGCGCTCATCTCCAGCTTGCCCTTGCGCTGCATGCGCTTCATCAGGCGTTGCGTGCGCTCGGCATTGGCGCGCTGGTAGGCCTTGGAGCCGGGGCCGTAGACGGTGACGCTCAGGCGCTTGCCATCGGCATCGGCCAGCGGCTCGTCGTTGGCGTTGACCAGCTCCAGCGTGAACGTGTCCTTGGCGGCGAGTGAGGTGATTTCGAACATGGTGAGGTGTGGGGGCTTCGCAGGGGTTGAAGGTTTGCCGGTGCCCGAGGGCGCTCCCCTGCGAAGAGGAGACGCCACCCGGGTCCGTGCTCAGGGTGAGCTGGCTGGATCAGACAGCCAGGTCTTCCACCACGCCGACGCCAGCGCTGTTGGTGGTCAGCTCCAGCATGATGGTGGCGGTGGTGACGCTGTCGACCGAGCCCACGTTGACCTTGAACGACATGACCTTCGCCTGGAAGTAGTAGTCGTCGCCGTTCTGCGTGGTGATCTTGAACGAGTAGTCGTTGTCCGACTGGCTCGCCGTCTTGGCCAGGATCTGGCCGGCGTCGTCGGTGTCCAGGCCTACGGTCATGCTGATGGAGCCCTCGTTGAACGAGCCCTTGAGCTTGACGGTGCCGCGGCTGCCGATGGGGTTGTGCGTGATGAGGTTGTACTCACGGCCAAACTCGCCCAGGTCAGTGACCTCGCCGATGGTGGTGAACGTGAGTGCGGTGTAGCCGGCGACGTTGAAGGTGGCCGGTGCGCCAGAAGACAAGCCGATGGTGGTGCCGGCTGAGGAACGAACGGTCATGATGGACTCCTTGAAGGGTTAGCGCTGAAGCAAGAGATCAAGCGCGCACACGCCGGTGGCGTCGTGGCGCGCGTTGGCGACGCGGTAGCTGCCGGCGGCCTGGCCGGTGGAGATGACCAGCACCTTGCCCTCGGGCGCAGCAGGGACGCTGGCTGATGGCAAGGTGTAGGTGGGCGAGGTGCCGGCGGGGCCGAAGCCCGCCAGCGATGCGTCCTCAAAGCCGGCCTCGAAGATGCCCGACACCGCCGCGCCGTTGAGCACGCCAGGTGTGGCGAACTCCGCGACGTTGAAGAACGGTGTCAGGTCTTCTGTGAACACGGCAGCACCTGGTGCGTCAGTGGCCTGCGGTCAATCAGGCCGTGATGGCGTCCACCATGGTGGCGAAGGACTCGGCGTGGCGAATGGCCACGTCCACGTCCTGCAGGGCCACCACGCGCACGCTGCCGGCGGTGCTGAGGCTGTACGGGTCCACCATCAGGTCCAGCGTGCCCCACATGCCGATCAGCAGGTCGGCAAAGTTGCCGAAGATGATGGCTGACAAGCCGGTGCCGGTGCCCTTGGTCAGGTTGGACGGCACGGCGTTGGTCACCGCAGCGCGGTAGCCGTTCAGCGGCGTATCGCCACCTTCCCACACAAAGCCGTTTTGGCCTGACACCTTGGACGTGCCCTTGAGCTTGCCGCGCACCTTGGCGTTGGTCAGGTAGCTCATGGTGCCCACGTCGGCATTGGCCACGGACACATCCGTTTCCAGCTCGACGATGTTGCCCCAGGTGGGCGCAGCGCCATCGGTGCCGCCGGCAACGCTTGGGGTGATGAGCGTGAGCAGGCCGCTGGGCTGGTTGCTCAGGCCCGTGCCGCTGATGGCGGCTTGCTGGATGGCCAGGCCCAGCACGGTGGCCAGGTCTTGCTGCACCAGGGCTTCCACGTCCAGGCTGGACTGGGCCAGCAGCTTGCGGCTGATGTCAGTAAAGGCGCCCACTGTCTTGGGCGACATCGTGACCTGGTCAAAGGCCTGCTGGCTTTCGGTGGGGGCGTTGCCCTCAGAGACCCAGTAGGACGTGCCGGCACCAGTCTGGCGCGGGATGGCGACGTTGCCCTGCAGGCCCGTCAGCATGCGGGTGCCCATGCCCATGATGACCATGGCGTTGCGCAGCAGGCTGATAAAGTCGCCGGCCAGCAGGTCGGTGGCCACCAGATTGCCGCCGGCAGTCGGCGTGCCCACCACCAGGTCGCGCTTTTGCACGTCGTGCGGCAGGAAGAAGCCGCGGGCAGACTTGCCGAGCTTGGCGCTCACGGCGTCAGAGCACTCGCGCTCAAAGGCGGCGGCGCGCTGGGCGGCGGCGTCAGACGGGTTGGCCAGCGCGTTCAGGGCGCGCATCAGGCTGTAGCGCTTGACTTCGGTCTTGCTCATGCCCACGTCAGCCGTGCGCACGGGCGCGGTGGTGAGCTTGGCGATAGCTTCAGCCTGGAACTGCTCGGTGGTCAGGCCGCGCTGGATGGCGTCCATGGCCATCTCGGCGCCGCCGGGCAGGCCCTTGGCGATCTTGGAAATCTCTGCGGCGTGGTTGCGCGCTTCAACGGTGACATCAGACACGATGTGCTCCTTCGAGGATGGGGTTTTGGGTTCAGTGACGGCTGCCATTGCGGCGGCCGGGGGGTCTGCATCGGGGCCTGACTCCAGGGTGGAATCCAGGCTGCGGCCGACGCCGACCGTGGGGTCAGCTGGCACGGACACCAGCGACACCTCGAAGGGCTCCCAGTCGTTGACGCGGTAGGTTTCCACACCGTCCCGCTCTTCGACCAGTTGCGCCTTGTGGATCATGTAGCCCACGCTCACGTTGCGGCGGATGCCGTCACGCACGTCGGTCCACACTTCCTCTGCGCGTGCACTCCTCCCGAAGCGCACGGTGGCACGGGCTACGCGGTCCGCGCCCACCTCGACAGACTCGATGACGCCGACCACATCCCGGGAGTCGTGGTCGACCAGCAGATTGGCCCCGCTGCGCAGGCGCCCCTGGCGCATGGCGGTGGGCGTGATGTCCAGGATCTCTATGCCCCAGTAGCGCTCGTAGGGCGTCTCGCTGGCGAAGGCCAGCGTGGCGGTGCGCGCTTGCTCGTCGATGGCGGCGCGCTCCACCTGCAGGGCGCGCTCGGTGCGGCCCTTGGGCAGGGCGCGCTGGAGATTGGGTGGGAGCTTGCTCATGCGCCGCATGGTGCGGCGGTGCTTGTCAAGCGCGTAAGGCAAGCGGCTTGACAGTGCTCAATTCAGTGGCCGAGGAACACCAGCTCCTCCTGCCGCTTCTTGCGCGGCCGGCGCGGACGCACGGGCACGAAGGGCACATCAAGCCAGGGCCGGTTGCTGAAGGCGCCGCCGCCTGGCTGCACCACGGGCGGCACTTGCATGGCCAGCAAGCCGAGTGAGGCCACGGCCAGCGGGGTGAAGCCGATGCCGTTGAGGGCGACGGCGCGGGGGGAGATCACGCGGCGCGGGCGACGGTGACGGTGCCGCCCGCCTCGGTGATGGTTTGCGTGATGCCGCCGGCCTGGCGCTGTGTGGCGCTGACGGTGAGCGGCTGGCCAGCCACCAGGCCGTGGATGGCAGCCAGGTCGAGGATGCGGGCCAGCTCGGTGGCGATGGCGGCGCGCACTGCGGTGGCAATGGCGTCGTCACCGGCAGCGGTGAGCGTGCGCGTGGCAGCCTGCCACACCGCGGCTGCGGTCTGCTCCTGCGTCAGGGCCGTGCCGGTGACCACGTTCTGCGTCACCACCGCCGAGTTCACCAGCGACGACACGGTGGCCGGGTAGATCGGCTGATCGGTGGCTGACCAGTACGGGGTGGCGTAGTTGTCGCTGTACAGCACGCCCGCGATGGCCACGACGTTGGCGTCGTACTGGAACTTCCAGCCGTTGGTCATGAAGAACGTGACCCCGGTCTCGCCACCAGGGATAGGGTCGCCGCCAGAGAAGCGGATGGCTGGAAGGTACTTGGTGTTGTCGTCGATCTCGACCCAGCGCACCCAGGCCGAGTAGACGTCCTCGCGGATGTTGATGGACGTGACGTTCTCGTTGACGATCACCCGCTTGTTGGGGCCGTCAAATGAGACCTTCTCGAACAGCTCCCACTGTTCGGCGTAGGTCTGCCAGAGATACGTCAGGCTCACTGCGTGATCTCTTTCCAGCCGGTCTTGGCCATCACCTTGACGTTGTTGGAGCCAAAGTATTTCTTGACCACCAGAGCCCAATGGAAGCGGCTACCGAAAGTGCCGCTGATGGTGCCGCCACTGGTGTAGGTGCCGAAGGCCGACGAGTTGAGCGGGGTCGTGAGCCCGGCGTCGGTGTAGAGCTCGGCGGTGGTGGGCCCGGTGATTTTCATGTAGTAGGTGTTGCCGTTGACTTGCGTCATGCCGCCAACGCCGGAGAACTTCACCGCCGCGCCATCGCGCAGCATGTGAACCATGTCCACCGTCAGCACCGCGGTCGCCGCCTTGGTGATGTTGGTCACCGTACAGGTGCGGGTGCCGCCCATCTCGGAGTAGTTCTTTACCGCCCCGGCCTGCATGTTGTTGAAGGTCTGCGTCAGGTCTTGGCTGATTCGGCCATTGACAAGCTGCTTCAGGATGGCCCTGCCGCCGCCGTAGTACGTGGCCGCAACGTCGTAGTCGACGGTGGGAGATGTCGTGTCTTGCCATACCAAGCCAGACATCACAGGCTCGGCCACGATCTCCACCTCCACCAATGCGGGGTTGCCGGTCGTGGTGTCGTAGGCCATCACCTCCAGCTCGGTGGGCAGGTACAGCGAGTGGTTCACCCGGCCGTTGTCGAGAAGCTCCGCCGGGGCGAGCGTTCCCATGTAGTGGTAGGTGTCGTTGGTCGTCAGTTCCTTGGTGAGGATGTGTTGATTGGGCCGACACCCGCATCTCGCTGGTGCTGGCCGTGGCCGCCGTGTTTTCCTGCACGAAGCACACCGGCAGGGAGCCGGTGCCGGTCATCGACGCCGATGCCGTGTTGGCGTGGTTGTACTCGTGGCACACGATGCGCTGGTGCTCGTAGTACACACCGAAGCGCGCTCCACCCGCGCCCAACCACTGAATGTCAATCCAGTACAGGTTGTCCTTGGTGACATCAATATTCATCTGCGACGGGCCGGTGCCGTCGAGCTTGTCCTTGTTCCAGTCCTCCTGCCAGGTGATCGTATCGACCACCGAGCCGCTGATGTCGCTGCGCACCAGCAGCCCCAGCTTGACCGTCGCGCCGTCGGCCTTCTGGATGAAAGCAAACCCGTTGCTGGCGTCGAACATGCCCCAGGCCCGAGTGAGGCCCACCTTGCCCGCATCGCCCAGAGCCAGCGTGCCCATGAACAGGTGCGATGAGCCGGGGATGTAGTGGTGGTAGGTGTTCGAGGTGTGCGTGGCCAGTGCGCCGCTGGTGGTGCCCACCGAGAGCGTCGCGGCCCGCTTGTTGGCATCCCACGTCACCGTGCCGCCATTGACAAGCGTACTGCTGAACGCTTCCGGCATCAGGCCGTTGGCAAAGACGTACTCCCCAAGCAGCGTACCCTGGCTGACGCGCAGCTTGCCGAACGCATCCAGCTGCGGCTGGCCCTCGGCAAACGTGACCTGGGCCGATCCGAACTTGTCCACCCACAGCCCGTACTCTGGGTTGTCGTAGCTGGTGATGTGGTTGGTGTTGATGTACAGGTCGCGGATCTCGAACGTCGGGTGGACCTGGGCAATGGTCACCCCGTCGTAGACGATGTTCTCGCTGGGCTGCGGCGACAGGTTGTTGAAGACCGCCGACTTGCTGTAGTGGACCTGAAGATAGCCCGTCGTCGCGGTCAAGGCGTCCACGCCGTGGACGTGCATCGTGAACCCGGAGGTTCCAAGCGACACGCGCTCACCAATGACGAACGTCCCCGTGCGATTGGTGTACGGCACCATCGCCGTGTGCTTGTAATTGATCCTCGGCCCGGTCGAGGCCGGGGGGATTCGAGTAAAGAGACGTTCGCCAGCCATGTTTGCTCCTTACGCCACGTAGGCGCGGTCTTGCTCTGCCACCAGGCCGATGACGATGCCCTTGCTGCGGCTGATGATGCCTGTGGCCACCACCGGCTTGGCCACGCCCTTGTTGCCGGCCACCACCGTGACGGGCACGTCACCGCCGGGGCTGGTGAAGACCGAGCGGCCGCCCTGGGTGTTGGTGTCGTAGGCGAAGGTGAAGCCCTTGGTGGCCGCGTCGATGGTGCCCGCGATGGGGTTGCCATCCTTGTCGTTCACCGTGATGGCGGTGGCGGTGCCGTAGTCATCCGTGCCGGTCACCGAGTCGGTGATGTACATGCGGTAGTAGCCCGTGCTGCCGCTGGTGAGGAAGCTGTTGAACTGCAGCTGACCAGCGGCCGCGTAGTTGTACTGGCGCGCGACGCCGTTGTCGTCGATGAAGTAGACGTTGTTCAGGAAGTTCGGGTCGATGTTCTGGATGAACACGCCCTGACGGCAGAACAGGTCCGGGCCGACAAAGTACATCAAGTCGTTCTGGATCTTGCCGATCTTGGTGCCCGCGCTGTTGGTCACCGCGCTGTTGATGTCGGTGCCCTGACGCAGCAAGTACTGCACCTTGGTGTAGATCTCCTGCAGCGTGGCGCTGTTGCCTTCCACGATGATGCTGAAGGGGAAGTTGTCGCTGGCGGTGTTGATGTCGATGGACTGCGCCACCGAGTAGTAACTGACGTTGATGCCGGTGTAGGGCGCAACGCCGATGCCTGCGTCCGCCACCAGGGTGTTGAGGTCGTCCGCGTTGCTCAGCAGCACGTTGACGGTGTAGGCGCCCGTGGCGGTCTGGCCGGTGTCGGCCAGGGTGGAGCTGGAGTAGGTCTTCTGCTCTTCGCGGGCGTAGGCCTTGAAGAATGCGCGCTTGTCGAAGGTGGTTGTGGTCGCGTCAGCGGTGGCATTGCCAAAAACCTGGATGCCTTCGTTTACCTCATCGGTGAAGGTGAAGTTGGTCGGGCTATCGGTTGAGGCCCGCTGGTAATAGAGCTGGGCGTTGGCACTTACCTCACCCAGTGACACGATGCCCACATACTGGCGGGCCAGAACGCCACCGGACGTGTACTCTGACCAGCCACCGTCACGCAGCATCTGGCGCGTGGTGTCGTTGGCCGGCTTCCAGCCGCTGAAAGACCCGCCGTCGGTGCCGAACTGGAACTGGCCCGACTTCGCGTCAATCGCGTACATGGGGAACGGAAACTTGTTGTAGGTGTCCGTCTCCCAAAGCTTGATGAATTTGGAATACAGCGCCTGCAGCGTGACGCCATCCTTGGCCACCAGGTTGCCGGCCGCCACCAGCGTGAAGGTCTTGGCGGTGGTGTTGATGGTGATTTCGGTGCCGACGTTCAGGTTGTCGCCGTCGATGATCTTGGGCATGGCTTACTCCAGGGTGATGACGTAGTTGCTGTTGGCCAGCACGGTGTTGTCGTGCAGCCGTTTTTCGACGTTCATGGTCTCGCCGTTGGCGAAGGTGATGACCTCGGCGGTCTCGTCGACGCGCTCGCCCAGGTGCTTTTTGTCTGTGGAGTCCACGACGGTTTTCATGGGGTGTAGTTCCTGTCGACCACTTGCGCCACCGGCAGCGAGGCGTTGCCGTTTTCCAGCAGGTAGTTGCGCACGATGTAGGGCACGTAGCCGGCCTTGTAGACAGCCACGTCCACGTTGACGCCTGCGCTGTAGGTGTAGCTGTACGCAAAGCTGGTGACGGGGTTGGTGGCGCCGTCGTTGATGGCCAGCACGGTGTCAGTGCCGGCCGTCAGGATGACCACATCCGAGCCGCTGACGATGTTGGTGATGGTCAGGGTTTTCTGGCCCGCCACCACGGTGACCGTCGCACCTGCGGTGCGCACGCTGATGGCGCTGTCCGAGTTGATCGTGACGTTGCCGCTGGCGATGTTGACGTAGACCGCCTCGTTGCCGGTGCTGCCGTTGCTGGCCGCGAAGCCCGTAAAGGTGTGGCCGGTGAGCGTGTAGGTGCCGGCGGCCGTGATCTCAATGGCGTGCCCGGTGCCGTCGCTGGCAAAGCTGCAGCCGCTCAGGTTGGTGGCGTCTGAGGCGGCATCGAGCTTGAGCTGCGAGGCCGTCTGGTTGCTGAACGAGCAGCCAGTGATGGTGGCGCCGTTGACATCGATGGTGCCGCTGACGTCGATGGAGCAGTTGTCCAACACCGACCCGGCCGACAGCACGCCCGAGCGCAGGTTGGCCAGCGAGCAGCCGTAGGCCTTGAAGTCGCTGTTGGCGTCAGCGGCGATGTTCCACACCTGCCCTGCTTGGCCACGCACCACGCACGCGGTGAGCGTCATGGTGGTCTTGTTGCCCGAGGCGCCCTTGAGGTTGAACTCGTACAGCGTGTCGGCCACCGGGTAGTCGCGCCAGATCAGCACCTGGTCGGTGTCTGAGAAATTGCAGGCCTGCGCCTGGCCGGTGGCGCCAATGTTGATCTTGCCGGCGCCGTAGTAGATGCCCGCGTTTTGCGTCAGGATGCCCCAGGCGTTGGCGGTGGTGCGGTCCACGTTGTAGATAGACAGCAGCGTGATGGTGTCGCCAGCCAGTGAGGTGGTGGCCGTCAGGCCGGTGCCGCGGCGAATCACGTCGACGAACACGTTGTTGAGCGCGGTGTTGACGGCGGTGTTCTGGCGGCACAGGATGCCGACGTTGCGCACCGTGCTGAGCGTGAGCGTGCCGGCGGA